AATAACTTGCTCTCCAGTAATACCATTTGCCATGTAGGATTTGGTTATCCCATGTAATATACATCCCTTTGTAGGTGTATTGTTTTGACATTCTTCCGTTACTGTTTACATAGGTAAACTCTTCTTTAATACCTTTTTTCTTTTGCTCTAGGGTTAGTTTCAACATTGGTTTTGGGTTTTTTATTCCTCTTGTGAGGGTTTTTGATAAGTTTTTGTTTCTAATATTTCAGTAGTCTTTAACGGTAGACCTTGACTAAGCTTCATAAAAATATCATAAGCGACATCTTTTTTTGTGCTAATGCTTCCAGCGACATAAATGCCATCTTGCTTAGTAAAATACATGGTGTCATTTAGTAATTGATCTGTTTCTTGTACAAACTCGAATTTCATGTTTGTTTGTTTTATTGTTTAATAATAGTTTCTTCTTCTTCTTCATCCTCTTCCCAATCGCAATGTTCTAAGCAGTCAGGACAAATATCTATTTCAGGATAGTTGGTATGTGCTCCACAGCAAGTTGAGAATGGCATTACTTATTAAGTTTTTGGTGTCTAGTAAAGTAGGTTTTTGGATCGCCTATCTTGACCTTACTCATATTCTTCTCATATTCCAAAGGGTGTATGCAAGTTTTTGTCTGGTAATTGTAATAGGCTTGTTCGCCTTTGTCGATGATTGTGCCAGTAATACCGCACTTCATCTGGTAGCTGAGTGTGATTAATTCGTGCATGGGTTTTTTGTTTTATAGTTCGTAAGTAGATGCGTCTTTATAATTGTTAAAAAAGTGCTCTTCGCAATCAATAGAAAGAGCAAATTTTATAGCATAATTCCCTTGATAGTTATTAAAAGCAATAATTTCAATTCTATCATCTAAAACTATATGTGCTTGATCCTTCTTTTCATCATATAAAGCATATAAAATTCTATGATTTGGACATTCTTGATAATAAATATCAAATAAATCCCTTAGCATTGTTTCGTAATCTTTTTTCATTTTGTTTTGTTTATAATTGTTTTGTAAAATTAGTAGTTTTTTGGATATCTTTAAAAGTTTTTTGCTAATATTTTGTTAAAACTATTAAAAGGTTTTTTGCAAGTTATAAGGAATGCAGTCTAAATAATACTCAAAAGTGTATCCAATGCTGTTAACTTCTTTTAGCATCTTTTCTATTGTGAAATAATTTAGATCTTCATTCATTTGATATTTATTTAAAATATCTAACAAATTTTTGGGTAAATTTTCGTAATCATCAAATAAATCTTCGTTCATAGGTTTTTTGTTTGGTTATAAAAGATTTTTGCCCCAGATTTTTGTGGGTTTTTTGGGGAGTTTTTGCATAGGGTTTTTGGCAGGTTTTTGCCTGCAACTGGGAATTAGTTACAAAATTCTATAAATTAGTTGATTAGTCAACTAATGAGCGTTAGTTTTTGCTTAATGCTTTTGCATATGTTGGCCCAGGCCTAGAATAGTATTTTAAGGCTATTTTAAGGCCCTAGGCTGGCTTCTTTTTTTACTTTGGATAAGTTATACATAAAAATAAATTTAGGCCCTTAAAAGGCTTTTAAATTAATTATCTAGCTAGGTGATCGTCCCAGGCTTTAGCGCTTCTAGCTTTTTGATCTAGGCCCTGGCTTGCTTTCTTTACTATCTTGCCCAGTTCCTGGCTGTAAAGATCTTTGAGAAACTCAAGCCAATAGCTTTGCCCAGGATCGTTTAAAAGCTCTAGGCGCTTGATCTTGTTTTTTAGTGCGTAGATATTCATAAATTGTAATTGTGTAGCTCCTGGCCCAGGTTCGAACTGGTAAGCCCTTAAATTGCCCAGGATATAAAAAAGCCCCAGGCTATAGGCCCAGGGCAAAAAAAATATATTTTTTAGCTATAGCTATATTTTACGCCTCTAGCTTTTAGGTCCTTTATTGCAGCGCTGGCCTTTGATCCTTTCGGCTGCTGGCCATGTATTAAAAGCGCAAAGCTTTGCTCTGTCTTATATGCTGCTTCATCTGTGTGATCTATTGCAAGCCCTAGCGCTTCCGCTTCCTCTGGGCTGTAAACTACTTTAGCGAATTTTAGGCTATGTTCTAATATCTGCGCATCTAGTTTCCCTCCTTCGCTTGCGTTAAGTTTAAAATTATCTGGGACCGTTAAAATATTGTTCACCCAATAATTAAGGCTTTTAGTATATGCATAAAAAAGTACCTCTGGCCTTTGCTGGGCCACATATACCCAGGCTCTAAAATATTGTTCGTTAAAAAAGTCCCCAGAAACGTGAATTCGAATAATACCTGCTTTTTTAGGTATGCTGCCCAGGATCAAAGCGGCCATATTATCTAAGCTTTTAGCCTCTCTCAATAGATCGTAATTGTGCCAGCGCGCTTTTCTTACTGCAGGATAAACAGCTTCAGCCGAAGCAGCGAAGCAGCGAAATTTAGTTTCTGGGCCGTCTGTAAGCTTCCCAGTCATTGGGTCCGCTTTACTTAAACAGTCCGAAGCGAAAGGGCAGCTGTGGCCTGCAGGTAATGAAAATGTAAAAATGTTTTTCCCTAGTTTAGCGTTTCCGCTTTGAAATTTTAATAAGTTCATGATATTATTTTTTTGTAGTTTATAGTTTATTTTAGTCGCATGCTAGTGCCCAGGCTTCTAGATCCTGCGCGCTTTCGTAGCTTAGTCCTATTGTGTCAATAATTAGAACAGCTAAATTATTGTTTATCTTATCGTCCGAAATATTGTTTCCTCTAATTAAGTTAATAACCTCCTTAGGGTCTAAGCCTAAAAGCCTAGAACATACTTTTGCGTCCTGGCCCAGGTAAAAACGTTTACCGTATACTTTGAGCTCCCAGGTCCTGCCGAAGCCATAAGGTCCAGCGCTTAGGATTATTTCAGCCTTTGCCCTTTCTTTTAGATCACTTTCTAAGCCCTTTCTTTTTGTTGTTGTTGTTGCTTGCATGTTTATAAGTTTTATTTGTTGTCTATTATTGAGTCCATTATTTGAACAGCTAATTCGATCGCTTTTTGTTCCTCTCCTTTTAATCTTATTGCAATCATTACAAGCTTATTTCTTTTCCTTATTAGTTGTTTTTTAGTCATGTTTATGTTTTTAGTTGTTGGTAATTTCCTGCCAGATAGTTTTTAATAATGTTATTAATAGAGTCCCAATAATTAGATAGACGATAAAAGATAATAAGCTCATTTTTATTTTATTTTAGTTAGTAAATAATCTGTTAAAAGCCTGGCCACATTGCCCAGGATTAAGATAAATAAAGATAGGGACCAGATTAATAGAAAATTGTCTAAGTGTTGCATGTTGTTGTTTTTATATTAGTTGAAAATATTATTATTTATATCTATTGCCATACTTTCAAGATCGTGAAAGTTTACTATTTCGTGGTTTCCTATTGTCTTATAAATTATTTTATAAGTACCTAATAAAGTACTATAAAAATACTTTACTTGATCGTTTAACGTCCATGATCCGTAAGCTAATAATGTAGGAATAATTACATCGTTTTTGTAGTTTAGTTGTTGCATGTTTACTTTGTTTAAGTTATTAATAGGACCTAAAGATATTAAAACAATTTAAAACAATTGTAAATAAATAAAGTTTATTTGTTAAAACTTTGTTAACGTTTATATTTAATTACTAAGTATATTAGTATCAATTGTTAAATAACTAATTTAATATGTAATATAATATACTTATATTATTATAGTAGTATACTTATATAAGTATCTTATACTATTATAGTATAAGTAGTATATTAATACAATAGTCTAAATGGTTTTTACTTTTCCCCTTTGAGTCCCTTTCCAATCATTAAATTATTCGTACTAACTTAGCAACCTAAACAGCCACAAAATGATCCGACCAAATAGGGTAGAGCAACAGCCAATAATATATATTATGTTAAATAGTAGGGGATACCACTCCCCCACCCTACCCCCTACCCACTTTTTTAGCGTAAAGCATAGCATACCTGCCTTGTGCCCCCCAATATTCTGATATAAAACAATGATTTTAACATTTTTAAACATTACAATATAAATTGTAGCTTTGAATTTAACACTTGGTAAAGCCTCTTAGCAATAACGTAACCAAGTTAAAGAAATGACTATGAAAGATACTTACGGCAAGAAAGATTACACCTGTAAATGTGGTACTGTAACTGAAGGATACGTTTGGTTTAGTCAAGTAAAGGAAACTCAGTTTGAATGTACTAACTGTGGCAAATGGGTTGGTCATGATAACCTAGAGAAGAAGGTAACTAGCATTATTTCAATACGCACACCAACAAAGAATAGATAATATGAACGCACAATTCAAAGAAATAGCTAAAGAGGCTTTTATCATAGCCTATAAGGAGAACTTTGGCAATATCACCATATCATGTGAGGCTTCTGGAGTCGGTAGGACGCAGTATAAGACTTGGTTGAAGGATGACCCTGACTTTGCTAAGAGATTGGCTGAAATCGAGCCTGAAGAGATAATGCTTGACTTTGGCGAACAAAAGCTAATGGAGAGGATTGCTAGGGGTGATACCTTAGCGACCATGTTCTTGCTGAAGACTAGAGGCAAGAGAAGAGGATATATCGAGAAGACTGAGGTTGCTCATGAAGGAGATGTGGTTAAGCAAATTACAGTCAACGTAGTTAAACCGAATCAAATTGGAGATATTATGAAACAAGTAGACGGAGATGAGCACAAAGCGTTACCTCAAGGTGAGATAATCAACTTTGATACGCAGACAGAGCCAGGAATGGTCGTACCTGCTTACAAGGCTGGTGAAAGTGATGAAATCCCACTTTATAACCATGATAAAGGTGAATTATTGGATATTAATGAAGATGGTGAGTATGAAGAGTAGCTACAATGCCTCTATTTCGCATTTTAAGGCGATTCTACGGCTTTTAACCCTATGTGTAGTACTATGTATCCATTTTGGAATTGAAAGGCTTAAATGGGGCTTAAAATAGCAAAGGGGGTATACCCTTGTATAAAACCAAAAGTTTTCTAATGGAAAACACGCAACCAATTTTTTAATTTTTTTTCCTATGTCTTATGAATGTAACCACAAACATCGTCTTCGAAATCCTGCAAAACAGCCAAAAAAAAATATCAGTTATGCAAGGCGGAACAAGGTCTGGCAAAACTTACAATGTATTGACCTGGTTTATCGTGAAATTATTACAAGAGAAGGGAAAAACCCTAACCATTTGCAGATCCTCGTTGCCATCCATAAAAGGCTCAGTGATGAGAGACTTTATCGAAATACTATCGAAATATGGATTATACTCAGAAGAAAAGCACAACAAATCAGAAAATCTTTACTTCTTAGGAGGCAATGTCGTAGAGTTCGTCTCTACCGATCAGCCACAAAAAATAAGAGGTCGTAAAAGAAACTACTTGTTTATAAACGAGGCTAACGAGGTAAACTATGAATCTTGGATGCAGTTAGCATTAAGAACCACAGAAAAGATTGTAATTGACTATAACCCTTCTGATTACTACTCTTGGATTTATGATAAGGTAGTTCCTAGAGAAGATGCTGACTTTACCATTACTACCTACCTAGACAATCCATTTCTTGAAAAATCAATCGTAGATGAGATTGAAAGGCTTAAAACAGCCGATCATGAATATTGGAGAGTTTATGGCTTAGGAGAGAGGGCAATATCCCAAGCGACCATTTATACGCATTGGAAGCGTAGAAGGAACTTCCCTGATGGCGGAGATGTGTTTTACGGACTTGACTTTGGCTTTAACAACCAAACAGCCCTTGTTAGGGTTAAGAACTTTGATGGCGAGTTATTTGTCGACCAATTAATCTACGATACCAAAATGTCAACCGCTTTACTAATCGACAGGATGCGTTCTTTAGGGCTTGATAGGAACTCAGAGATATTTGCTGACCCTGCTGAACCTAAAACCATATCGGAGGTGAATAAGGCAGGATTTAACTTGAAGAGTGCTGTGAAGGATGTTTATGCAGGAATCAACAAGGTAAAATCATTTCCTTTGCATATCAGGTCAGAGTCTTTAGATTTGCTTGATGAGATTAAAAACTACAAGTGGAAGACCGATACGGATGGCAATACACTTGATGAACCTGTGAAGTTTCGAGATCACTTAATGGACGCAATGAGGTATGCCATATACACAAAATATGCGAAACCGAAAAGAGGGTGGGTTGTATAGCATAAAAATTTGTTACTTTTGTAAAAATAATATATAGCGTGAATTTAACGGACATACTAAAGGCAGCTAACCCTTTTCAACAGAAGGCAGCTCCAAAGGTGACTTTTAACAATCCTTTTACTGATTTCGGTGGATTGATTGGCGGAAGAACACTTTATCCAGAATTAGACCAGCAAAAATTTGTACTTGACTATAAAAACAATAGTGAGGTATATGCTATCATCAAACGTATCTCTAAAACTGTTTCTACTGTTCCTTTCTATGTTTATCAAGTAAAGAACAAAAAAGAGTTAGCAAGATACAAGTCAATGTTAAGTAATGCAACATCTACAACAGATATTGCTAAAGCTGAGTTAGTTCGTGTAAAAGCAGTTGCTGAAATAGCTGATTCACCTTTAAACGATTTATTAGAAAAACCAAATGAATATCAATCATTCTCTGAATTTATCGAGAGTGCTGTAGGTTATAAACTAATTACTGGTAACACTTACATCTGGGCGAATAGATTAGAGTCTGGTAAGGTTGCTGAACTTGTTACACTCCCATCTCAATACGTTGCCATTATTTCTGATGGTACAATAAATGGGGTTGAAGGTTATTCTTTTACGCTAGTTGGATGGGATCAATTAGATGCGAAAGACGTAATCCATCTAAAATACTTCAACCCTTACTTTGACACTAACGGTAATCAACTATATGGTTTGTCGCCTTTACAGGCTGCTTACAGAACTGTTCAGCGTTCTAATGATGCGAAGGACACTTCAGTAGGTATGTTACAGAATCAAGGACCTAAAGGTATCTTATCTGCGGATGAATCAAATGATTTCGGACCAGAAGCAGCAGGAAAGCTTAAAGAAGATTTTTACAATCAGTACGGAACAAAAACTCAAGCTGGTATCTTAAAGAATGCTGGTAAGATTTTGATTGCAGGTGCGAAGTTGAATTGGATTAACATGGGTTTAAGTCCTATCGACTTGCAGTTGTTAGAATCAGAAAAAGTAACACTTAGAGAACTTTGTAATGTTTACGGAGTTAACTCTGCGTTATTTAACGATCCTGATAATAAGACTTACAACAACATGAAGGAAGCTAAAAAGGAAATGTTGACTCAAGTAGTCCTTCCTGAGTTAGTAGCTCTTCGTGATGCATTCAATAGATTCTTTGCAACAGAGATTGGTCAAGGTTATTATATTGATTTTGATTTGACAGTATTCCCTGAATTACAAGAGGACATGAAAGAGCTTAGTGCTATCCTTTCTCAATCTTGGTGGATTACTCCAAACGAGAAGAGAGCAGCTATGCGTTATGAAACTATGGAAGGAACTGAAATGGATGAGATATTTATACCAGCAGGTTACTTGCCTATAGATGAGTTGACTATGTTACAAGACCCTAGAGATGCACAACAACAAAGCGACTATAATTTGCCACCTGTAAAAAGTGAAGGTTTTTTTTTGAGTAAGAACGAGCAAGTAGATGAAGTGTACGCAAAGTACAAGTCAATTACTAACATGAGCTACTCAGAACTAGAAGCCTGGTCAAATACAGAGTGTTCTAAGAAAGCATCACTTGACAGAAGCCCTATCACTAGAAACCTAAGACTATTGTCTAAGAAGAAAGAAGATTGGACTACTAAGGATGCAGAAGATGCAAACAGAACTATAAGCTTTGTTAGTAGAATGAGAGGATCAGAACAAGGCGAACCAGCAGCAGAAGGCTGTCCTTCTAAAAGAGATATATCATTAAAAAATTGGGCTTACGATCCATCAAAATAAATACTATGAAATCATTTGACATCTTAGAAAAAACACTTAACAACCATTTACAATTAAAAAGGTTAACTGAGAAGAATGCTAAAGGTATTGCTCATGCAAATAAACTTATAGCATCAGGAGATGTAATTACACCTGATAGTTGGGTAAGACCAACAGCAGAAATGGAGAATGCGTATTTAGAGGAAAACGGATATGATAAATATTGTCTATGGTTTCTTGGAGTAGACCCTGAGCTTGATGAAGATACTAAAGGTCATTACGGCTACATTTACACTTCTGACTTTAAAACTGTAGACAGAAGAGGATTGGCAGCGATAAGACAATATGCAGCTCAAAACAATATGAACTCAATTTTTGCAGCAGCAGGAAAAATGATTGAAGCTATAGACGCTAAAAAATAGATGCCTAAAATACTTTACCCATCACAGCAGTTTGCTTTGCAACAAAAGATTGCAAGGAAATCAATCAGAGAGTTTCAGCCTAAAATAAAAGAGGCTTTACAAGCTGACTTCGATAAAGCTGCTCAAATGGTTGAGGCATTAGGGGTAGAACAAGCGGCTAATAATCGTGCAGGATTTTTTACTGGCGATAAGATTAATAATATTTTACGAACTTTGTATGAATCAACTGGTGGTTATACTGCCATGAGATACCAGCAGATGTTTGAAATGAATAAGAAAGCGGAAGAGATTGACCTTGACCCTTTAAACATTTTGGATGAGTGGTTAGTATTTATGTTATCGTATTGGGTTGGCATTAGCGGACTAAAAATGCAAGGCATAGAGAATACTACTGAAAACGAAATAGCTCGTATATTAGCGAATGTTATAAAGTATGGTCGTGAGAATGGATTGTCACAAAATGAAGTTAATTCATTGGCAATACAAACTCTAAGAGAAGGGAAGATAAATAACGCAAGGAGTTTACTTATAGCAAGGACTGAAAGCCATCAGGCATTAAGT